CGTCGTGCGCTTGCGTGAAGGTCTTGCCCTTGGACATCATGTCCCGCATCATCTTCATATGCTTGGGACTATGATGCTTTGAGTGCTTTTTAAGCAGGGCTTCTTGAGCGGCTTTTAACTTGTTAGGCATGTTAGGCATTAGTACGTTGCCTTTTTCTTGGGCTTCTTTTTACGCTTCGTTTTTGCCGACCCGCCTATTTTACCATTCAGCTCTAAAGCTGACTCCCCCTTGTTGTGTCCATTGAAAGCTTTAGAAGCGGCTTTTTTTGTGCTGGGCATTTTCATTGCTTCTTCCTTTTTTTAACCAAGGGAGCGACAATGCGGAGCACGGTCGCTACAATATCAAGGATTTTTTTAACGGGGAGGCGCATCAGTCGTCAAAAGGGGCTGTGACATTTTTGGGAGGAGGCGAAGTCCTGCTTTTAGTTCTCCGTCCTACCGGCGCGTCTTTATCAAAATCTTGCGTCGAGACCCTTGACGTAGGGGCGCGGGCACGAGATTTATCACGAGAGGTTTCTTTTTGGGCTGTGCTTGTCTTCTTGTCATCCCGGTCTTCTTTCTGCTTCTTGTAAGCTTTAGCCGGTGCCTTTTTCGGGGTGCCTCGACGGGTGCCCTTGGCCTTAGCGCGTTGCTCTTCGTCCTCTTCTTCGTCAGAAAGCGCCCCCTTTGGGCCATGGATTTTCGCGAGAGCGTTACGAGCGACTTCTTCTAGTGACTTGTCGGTGCCGAGGCTTTTATACTTAAATGCCATGATATTCTCCTAGACGGGCAGCCCTGGGCCGCCTCCTGGCAGTGGGATTTGTGGGGGTTCTTCTACACCGGTAGGCATTCCGCCACCCGCCGCAGCGTCAGTTCCGAGAGGGGGCATTCCTGGGGCAGCTCCGGGAGGTAATCCGGGAGGCATGCCTGGCATGCCAGGTGGGGCGGCTGGTTGCTCGGGCGGCGTGTCCTGCATCAGGTCCTGCATTCCGAGCAAGTCCAATAGTTTACCTACCAGCTTTTCTTTGTTCACATTAGGTGACTCAAGCAAGAGGGGTAGATACTGCTGGAACTTTTGAAGCTGAATCAGCTTGTGGTTCTCCGTAGGTGAGTACGGAAGGGCGTCGTAGTCAAAGTCCAGGGGCGCCTCTGTAGGGTCTCGCTCCGGCCGAAGCATTAAGCTTTCGCGGGAGGCCTCAAGAACTTCACGGCTGCCAGTAAGTCTTACGGGGAGCTCGGTGTCTGGGTCAAGGAACTCTTCGTATAGCCCGATGACGCGCTCGGCGGCCAGATTGACTAAGTCTTCAATCTGCTTAATGCGTCGGCCATTTCGTGTCCGAGTAGCGGTGTCCGCCAGCGCGACCTCTGTAGCGACGTCGGCTACACCTACAACACCTCGACTGTACTGCGGGATGCCTAGGATAAACTCAATGACGTTGTTGCAGCGATTTCGCATGTCTGTAAACGCAGGGGAGAAAGACGGGACAGGCGTTTGCCCGATGATGTCTCCCAGCGGAGCGTTGGCTTTGCCCTGCACGGAGATCATAGTTCCGGGCTGGTTAGCGTCCTGGAGAGCGGTCATAATCGCTTCCGGGTTATCCGCCAAGGCCGTATTCACCAGCATGACGGGTGTAGACGTGTGAGCGTGCCAGAGCTCCAAAGTGTCAATCTCGTTTAGCCGCTGCTGGAGAGACTGAACAAGCTTGACGTCAGACAGGCCGGCAAGGTCCGTCATGTTCTCGTTGAACGTAATGTGGATGAACGGGTTGCGAATGTACCTGTAAGGGAGCTCGCCCTCAAAAAGCGGCTCCTCCACATCCTCTAGGAAGTGAAAGTACCTGCCAGCGCCTTGGAAGTCGTAGACCTCGTAGACCGTCACCCATTGATAGACGTTGCGTGAAGCCTCGTTGACGTAGCTTTTGTTGCGCGCTTGGTCCTTAAGGAATGTCGGGTAGCCCCCGAAGACCGCCTTCTCGGAAACCTTATTGTTGTACATCGCGCCTTTCCGGCCCTGCTTCTTCGTCCGCGCCTTGAACTCAGCCCGGGTGAGCACCGTGACTTCAATGAGGTAGCGAATGTCCCGAAACTTTGCGGCTGACATATCAAAGAAAACGAAGCGGGGGTCAATGGTAAAGACCTCCGGGCTTGACTTATTAAAGTTCCACACGACCTTCATAAACGACCGGCCGCAGATTGACGTGCTGGTGGCTGTCTTCCAGAGAAGAGAGTGTAGTTTGTTACGCTTAAAGGCGTCATTGATAAGCGCCTCGCGGAACTTAGCGGCCCCTTTGAGCTTCTCCCGCCGAGCCGTCACAGTGACCTGCGGGTTCTGCGGGCAGATGTTGGCAATCATCGTGTCGATGAAAGCGTAGGGGTAGTTTGTCTCAAAGTTGACATCTTCAGCAGCATTGGCGACGCCAATGGGCTGAGAGCCGGTTGGACCCTCCGCGCCTTGGTTCCAATACTCTGACATGTACCAAGAGCGCCAGCGGTCCCAGTCTTGCCTTTCGGACTTAGACTTAGACTTGTGCGTCCTGATGATGCCCTGGACTTGTTTACCCGTTAGCGCCATCGTTACTCCCCCTCAAACCCTGGGCCGGTGCCCATAGTGTCGAGGGTATCCTCTGGCGTAACTTTCGTCGATCTTTTAGTTTTACTCCGCTCTCTTCTGAGGTCTTTATTTTGCACCCGTAGGACTCTTTGAGCTCTTCTGTTGCCCTGGATCTGGGCGGCGATGTCGGTCAACTTCTCCTGAGGGCTGCCTGTCCGCTCCGGTGTGGCGCCTCCACGCTGACCTGCGGCATCAGCCGTTCTTTGTCGGACAGTAGCTGTGCTCTCGGGTTCGTCATCGGCAGCATTTACGGTAGTGTCTGAGCCAGGGGTGTTCGGTGCCGCGGCTTCTGCTGGTGCGCTAGGTGGTGTGGCCTTGGTTTCAAACATGCCTTTTTGCGCTTCTGCTGAGGCTGTGCGGTCGGCTGAAAGCTGCTCAGCAACTCCGGGGTCATTGGCTCCGCTAGCTCTTGCCTTCTCCCGCGAAAGAAGGTCAGCTCCCCGTCGATTCTTAAGGTAGTGCGCGAACTGCGCCGCGTTCATGCCCTTCCTATCCATCGCAGAGATATAGTTTTGGTTGCTCAATAGAGGGTCAAAGTTATTTGACATAAGCATGTAGTCAAGCGCCTGCGAGACCTCGTCCTCTAGAATCGCGTCTGCCGCCATGGCATCGTTGAGTGACATCCCTGTCTGGACAACGAACACATCTGCGACGGTCGGGTTTTGCGGTAGCTGCGCGAGCTGTTGAGTCGTCAGTCCCTGCTTGGCAATGTTGACAAGCTGCCCTCTCATGCCGGCACTGCCGGACAGGGCTTCGATGCGCTCAAGCGCTTCTTCCTGCAAGTTGTGCCACTGCTGATACTTCTGCAAGTCTTGCTTGTTGAGGCCGTTAAACTCAACGGGGAGGTCTCCGGCTCTTAGACGGTCTGCCTTGTATGAACCGTAGGCGGTGTTGCCCCTTACCTGCTCTGGCATGCCTTCTTTGAAGCCGAGGTCTTCAAGTTCGCTAATGTGCTGAGGGGTTAGCGGGTATTGAGTCGCAAGCGCTCCCTCGGGGTCCTTTTGAACATCTTCTGTAAAGTTGCCTGCCCAGGTTGACCCTGGGGGTACGTTCATGCCCTCTTGGATGTAACGAGAAAACTCCTCAATCTCATAAATAGAGTCAAGCTCATTTGCCATCAGCGACTTCATAGGCTCAGAGCCGCCTCGTCCTTGCGATTGTACCTTAAGATACTTGTAGGCTGCCTTACGGGCGTTTTCACTAGCGGCCTGCTCTGTCTTAGGCTTGCTGATGCCCTTGATGGCAGAGTTTGCCAAGCTGACGGTCTGCTTGGCCTGCTCTAGCTTGGCTTGATTTTCAGCAGTTAGAGACCCGCTTGCTTGCCCCGCGAGGTTGTCCATGTATGTCTGGAGTCGATCTGAATAAGCGGTTCGGTTTTGGAAGGTGTCTTGCTCTAGGTCCTCTTCGTAGCCTTCGCGACGAGCAGCCTCGTTCGCAAGTCGCTGCTGCTTTACCGTAAGGCCGGGGTCACGCCCAACGTAGTAGTCGAGGGTCCGCGCAAGCACGTTCTTAAGCAGGTAGTCTGCGGCAAGCTTGCCTTTTGCGGCCCTTTTACGGCCGTCAATGTCCCCAGCCACCTCGCCGATCAAAGCGTTTTTTTCTTCGTCGGACAAGTCTGAGACTTTGCGCTCTTCAGCCATTAGCTACACCTTAGGTTTCGGGTCAAAGTCAATGTCTTTCAAAAGGTCAGAGGCGTTAGCGGCCAAAGCTTTCTGGAGCTTCGGGTCCATGCCCTGTTTTTCCGCGCCCTGGCCTGACCCTACAAAGGCGTCAAACCTGCGTTGGCCTTCTTCGCGGACACGATCACGGGCCATTTGCGCAATGTCGCCCCGGTCTTTTACGGTGCCCTCTTCGAACGCTGTGGCTGCCTGGACGGCTGCGTCTGCAGTGCCTTGGCTGCCGCGGAGCGCTCCGAGTCCAAGCTGCTGGTTGAGCTGATTGGCGGCTTGCTGCCTCACACCCTGGAGTGCTCTGGCGGTGCCGGCTTGAGCGCGCGCGTCTACCCCGGCAGCCTTAAAAGGATCGTCTTGAAACTCGCGCAGGTCTTTGGCCGTCATGGCTGCAATGACATCCGCCCGATTGTCGGTGCCGTATTCGGCCTTAAGGCGCAAATCTTCTGCTTTCGCTGACTTGCCTCGCTTGTCCAACTGGTCCGCCCTGGCCCCGAGGCGGGTCTTCCGGTCTTGGGGCTCTGCTGGAGTTTGTGTTGATGGCGAGCCCGTCATTGCACTGTTGACGTTACCCAAGTTCTGTAAAGTTTTGAAGAAGTCAGCCATGTCTACCTCAATCGTCTTGTGCTTTGAAGAAGATAAACTTCATCGAGCGAGCGCGGATGCGTGTTTGGTGTACTTCAGGAGTCTGTAACACTCTCAAAGAAGCGGAGTGGAATCCTTTTTTAAGGGGGGTCGACGTGCCTTCGCTTGACTTGGTAAGCGGCAGCCATTGATGGCCCGACCAGTAGCGGCTTTTGTAGCGGTCTCTCAGGTAGTTTTTGTCCCGTTGAGCGGTCCCGCTACTGCTTTCCACAGGAAACTGTGTGCGAAGCACTCTTCGGACATTGCAGTGGTCTGTCCCGAGGCTGGCCCCGTCTACGAATAGGCGGACATCTGAGCACGGACTGCCCTCCTGGCCACCGTCGCCGACCCAAGTAACCTGCCAGGTAAGAAGAACGTAGGCTTTGTACGGAAGGTAGAACTGGATCGATGCCCCGGGTATGGCGATGAACTCGCCATCGTCAGCACTTTGAGGCGACGCAACACCTGCATACACGCCCTGAGTTGCGTAGTCGGTGCTTCCGTCAGAGCTCTCTTCTAGCTTGTGGGTAAAGTAGTCCAGACTGCAAGTGCCCGCGGTCATCCCTCCGCCCGACGTGGCTCCCTTCTGGAGGTACGGGTGACGAACTACTCGCCGGTTCACACTTGAAAGGTTCAATGCGTCAAGATTTCCGTTCAGGGCCGACGTCGACATCGTGTACAGACTATCGAAGACAGACTCGCCCGAGGGGGTTGTGCCATCTGTTAGGTCTGAAAAAGTAAGAAGTGGCAAAGCTAACCCCGCGTAGACCTTTTGTATTCAGCAAGGTCAGGGTTGGCAATATCTTCACCAGCCTCTTCATCAAAGATGTCGCGCTGAGTCGAGAGGTCCCCGCTAAGCTTACGCTTAAAAAGCGCTTTAACTAACTTGTTTACATCGGCGACGGGAGCGGAGCTTTTGCGTTGCGCGTCTGTCTGAGCCATTATTTTCTCCTAGAAGGGTAGCGACTTCTACGCCACTTGGTTTTGGACTCTGACTTTGCACCTTTTTTGCGGTAGGCCTCTACCTCAGAATACTTCATGTCTTTAAACAAGAGTACGTTCTCCAGCCCTTTAGGTGTTCCCTTGCGGTATCTGCGGGGGCACATCCTCGCCGCAAGACACGCAATCTGAAGCGCCGAGATCTTATCCCAGTGGTGACGGTCGCGCCGTTTGCCTGTCTTGCCTGAGTGTAGCATTTCTGAGACAGCACTTCGTTCGGTGCGCTTGTCTTCACGGTAAGAGCCTAGCTGCCCAACCGTGTCTTCGTCCCGAAGGGTGAGCTCGTCCTTCAGGGCGTCCTGAAGATACGAAAGCATCATCGTTACAGACTTGGCGGTAGCAGCGATTCCAGGCTTGTAGGGCTTCTCGTAGTAGAGATTTGAGTAGCCCAGCTCCTCAAGTAGAGCCAGAGTAGCAACACCAACCCCGTTACTCTCCACAGCCACAAGCGCATTGTTGTACTTCTTGCCAACCTCATTGATTTTCTTTGCAAATACGACGGG